AAATAGTTAAAGTAACTTGGCTATATCTTCTTGATACTTATCTGTTAGTTGCTTCAAACGTTTCATAAAACCATAAATAAGTTCTGTATTCTCGTACTCAGGTAACTTAGAATCCATTGCTTTCTTAAACTCATCAGCGGTAACATGGTCATAAATTAATTCCAAGTTACCGTATTTTTTTAGATGTACACTAACACAAGATAATACTATATCTTCTATACCTTTGTGTGTTTCTTTTTTTACATTCATATATCCACAACTTCGCACACTCCAGCACTGCAAGCAAGTTCTTGAGAAGCTTTAGTGTTGTCCTCTTCTTCGTATTCATCAAACTTTTTCCAATCAATAAACTCAGGCATTTCAGAGGATAGTTTCTTGTACTCTTCTTTCGTACTGTCTTGGTACGGTGCTTGCCTGTAACTGTGGTCAGAAAAAGGCAGGAAGCTGATGCCACTCAAACTGTCAAAATTAGAGTAGCACCAGTTCCCTACCTCAATCCATTCATGCTCTTTAACACTCACCGTAATAGAAGGTTTATGTTCACACCAATGGTCACTAAAACGTTTCCATACGTGTAGTTGCTCCAGAGCCTTCATATCAGTCCTACATATTGCAGCTTCAGGTGATTTGAAAGGAAAGGAAAAAACCACCGTATTGCTAGGACTGTTAAAGTCAGGTTCATTTGGAATGCCTTGATCCATGAGGAAAGCTGATAACGGATCTTTAACATCCCCACGCACAGTTCTGACGTAGTACGGAGCGTGTCGAGCATGAATACCACTAGAAGCGTCAGTTAGCTGGCTGACAGTTCCAGATGGTTTAACACAAGTTGTAGCCGTTGACTGAGGGATGCCAAGGAGACTCGACCACTTCTTGTTAGTTTCTACAACTGTATCGCGTAGTAGTTGTAGTGTCTTTTCGGCATTGGACGCATGTAACACAGCACAGTCCATTATGCCTGTCAAAGATACGCCAAGTAACCGTTCTTCTTCGGTATTGTTCTTCCAGCGTGTTCTAAGATATTTAAAATCTGTAAGTGTAGCTTGTATTGTACCAAGTATAGAAGCAAGTTCTGCTTTCTTACGTAAGGTTTGTAAGGTGTCGTTTGATCTACACACAACTTCAGACAGATTACAAAATTGATTGGGACGCAATATTATTTCACTGCAAGGGTTTGTTCCAAAGTCAGGATGCGCTTCTCTTCTTCCGTTACTGGTAGCTTTGTTCTGAGATGCTACTCTGTTAAATATACCACGTTCACCAGACTTGCTTTCATAAAGTGCAAGCCACTCCTTCATAAACGAAGCTGTGTCAGGAGTTTCCGTATATGCCACAGAGTTATTTGCCAAAGCTCTATGAGGATACATATGCCACCAATCGCCAGATTTAGCAGAACGCATACGATCATCAGTAAGATTACTGAGAGACAAAAGAGCAGAACGCCTAACACCTCCAACAACCACGACTTCGCCAGTTTTACACACAATGTCGTGACATTCGATAGAAGAGAGCTTGCGTCCTTTAGCATTTTTAAACACTCCTATCGTAAAGTTAAACAGGTCTTTCAACGGTTCAGGACCTGATGCTCTACCGCCAAACGTTTTTAATCTTTCTCCTGCAGGTCTAACTTTAGAGTAGTCTAACTTAGGCACACGATTAGTATACAAGAAACCTATAAGATCTTTAAAGCTTCTAGCCCAACCTTCCTTAGAGTCAGCAACACTGATAACGTCTTCCGTATCTTCGAACGGTTGATCAGGTATTGTTGGTAGATTGTTAATGTATTGTCTTTCTACAGAAAAACCTACTCCTGTTCCGTTCATAAGAATATATAATATTTCGTCAAAAGACTTAGGGTTATCTATAGGAACATAAGAACAGTTGTAACCAGCTACGTTTTCTCTTTTTAATGCTGGACCTGCAGTCATAAGAGAACGCATTGAAGGCATTACCTCTAGACCTAGTATAGATTTCTTCAGTAGTTTTATTTGATCGTGATTGCTTATGTCCTTGTCTGTTGTGTATTTAACATGTTCAATCATAAAGTCTAGAAACCTTGTTACTGTTTCGTTCCAAGTTTCCCTACGATTTTCTTCTTCAAGCCATCTAGCATATCTGCTTTTGTGTATAAACTTTTGATAATCTGTTGGCAAATCAATCATCTACTTTTTCCTTTAACTTTTCTAAATACCATAACGCCTTACCTAAATCTTCTTTTGGGTTTCCCTTGTGTTTATATCTTATAACATACTTTAAAGCGTTTCCTTTTAAATAACCAAGAAACTCTATCTTAGTCATAGACATTTCTATCAGATCAATAGCCTCAACGTCAAGCATATTATAATGTGACGGGTTGTTTACTGGATCTTCGTCTTCTTTCTTTTTTTCAATCTTTGTTGCTTCCACCATCATCCTTATCCTCAAAAGAAAATGTTAAAGTTACGTTATCCTTTTCTTCTTCTTCGCTGTTATTTCTGTAACTATCTAGTGATACTACCTTTTGACTTTTTTCAATCTCTTCATTTTCATCCCTAATAGAAGCGATACCTATATCCATAACATGTTCTGTCTCTTTACTGATTAACTCCGTAAGACCCTTACCAAGTATCTGACAAACGTTAGCTTCGCCATCTTCTCTATTAGTCGTTGTGTCCAAACAAAACATAGAAAAAACATTATCACCCATATCCTCATTAAGTTCCAAAACCATATACACTCTGTTAGGCTTGAGAAGATCCTTCTCCGCTTCTAACATTTCGTGAAATTTATCTTCATCCATATCGGTCACTTTAGCCATGCTCTAGGTATTTCTCCTTCGGCATATTTAAACCCATGTTTGTTACACCAATCACCATAATTGTTTTTCGATCCTTTGTAAAGCTTATTTTTACAATTTTGAAAAATAAAACGTATGTCAATGTCTGGATGTTGTTCCTTGATTAACAAATGTTTTGACCTATCTGGTGATGTGAATAAACCCTTAGTTTCTATAAATATGCCATAGTCCTGTAAATAGAAGTCTGGGTTGTATGTTCTTATTTTAGGTACGTATTGTATTTTAGTTTTTTCATACTCGTACTTAATCTTATTGTCTCTAAGAAACCTAGCAAAGTTACTTTCAAAGTTTGATCTAAATCTGTTCAACGGTCTAATCCTAATGGTGTAGGACTATATCTAGCACTAAAACGTAGCATTGTAAAGTTTAAAAACTCAGATACTTTGTTGGAGTTTTCTCTTATCTTTTCAACACTGAACTCATCGTGATCAAAAGACTCTCTACACATTACGGCAACCACTGTAGGGTTTAATGCTCGTACTACTTTGTCGTAAGATTTTGTAAATTCACTTTTAAATATTTCCATTTCAGAATCTTTCCAAAAAGAACCTACATCAGTACCGCCATGTTTTTTAAGTATTATTGGAAGAGAATTAGGAAGGTGTCTGAACCTGTCGTTAACATCAGGACTACCTACTTGTTTACGATGGTCAGCGTATATAAACAATACGTTTTTATTTTCTATTAGATCAGCCGACATTAGTTTAAACATAGAAATTATTGGCATTAATCGTCTACCTCTTCTTCTAGCTCTAGGTCACGTTCTCTCATACGTCCGTCTTGAAAGTCATAGAACATTTTAGAACAAAGACCAGTAAGACCTGTAAACCTATTCTTAATAACGCGAACGTATGTTGTGTGCCTTTCTATCTCGTCATCAGCTTGTCCGTTACGTTCCAATCCGATAACAATGTCAGACAGTTGACCAATACTTGCAGATCCTCTGAGATCAGAAAGAGAAGTGCTTAGACCCTCCTCATGCGACCCTTGCATTGGCCTACGTAAATGAGACACAGTAATTAAACATATGTTAAGTTCTTGTACAAGCGTTCTAAGCTTAGTCATACACTCATCAATAGTTTTACGCTCATCAAATGTATGTTCTTGTGAGCTTACAAGTATGCTGATATGATCTAGTATTATATACTTACACTTTGCAGCTTTAACAAAGTATCTTATTCGTGAAAGAATGTTGTCGATGCTGTTAGATCCAAAGTGATCAAAGAAAAAGTATCGTCCTGAACCAATAGTATCGTCATACGCTTTCTTGTATTCTTCGTCTGTATATTCTGTAGACGGTAAGTGTAGTTGTTTACCTATCCACAAACTCATCATTGATTCTGCAGTGGTTCTAACATTCTCCTCCATAAACATCATACCAATATTATCTTCAGTCTGTTCGAATATATGTTCTATGATCTCACGCAAAAAACTACTTTTACCTATGCCTGTTCCAGCACAAACTGTAATAAGTTCTCCCATACGTATGCCGTATGTCATTCTATTTATACCGTCAAAAGGATATGTAACTTCAGTCTTTGCAGGACCTTCTTTTAGTTTATCCCAAAGATCTGTTCCTGCTATGATACCGTCAGGCGTATACCTGTCTGCGTTCCACCACAGCTTCACAAAATCATCGCTTTTATTTTCTATAAGATAATCGTTAGCATCTTTAAGCTTGAGTGTTACTACTTTAGCTTTAGGTGCTAAGAGTTCAGCTACTTGCTTTGCAGCCTTCCTTCCAGGTCTGTCGCTGTCAAAGCATACAACGATAGTGTCGTAACTCATAAGAAACTCAAAAGATTTCTGTACATCGTTTATAGCACTAGATGCTCCGTTCTTAATAGATACGACAGGCCACTTAGAGTCCATCATTTGATAGGCTGCAAGAGCGTCAAGTTCTCCTTCGCACAACGTTATGTACTTACCGCCTTTTCTACAGTTGTTTTGATTAAACAGTACAGTACTTTCCCAATCACCTGTGGTCATAAAACATTTTTGTTCGTTAGCATAATACTTAATCTTATTAGCTATCCATTCGTTGTCTTCATTGTAATATGGGAAGTATTGTTTAAAACCATCAGAACCTACAGTAACGTTAAAGTCCTCACACGTTTGCTGTGTTATGTTGCGATTAGGTATACTCACAGATTTACCTTTTTCCAACAAACTTGGTTTAACACCTATATGTCGCATAGGTTGTTCCTCTTCTTCGTCGTCTTCTAACAACTCATCAACAGGAGGGTGATAAGTATCGCAAGAAAAACATTTAGTGCTTCCATCGTTGTTAACTGCAAGCGCATTACTGCTTCCGCAATCTGCACATGGTTGATGCGTCTTTTGATATTCCATTGTATTATCCCTTTACTAATTCTGATACAATTCCGTTTGTAAATATAGATAAAGCCACACTGTTTACAACAATTAAAGCTCTATCGTTCCACACTATAGAGACATACAGCCATCCAAGTAATCCTACAAAGTGTACATATAGATTATAAGGGAAGATGTTTTGGCTTGTCAAGATCATACCAAGCATCAGCACTAGACGATGCCCACTTAACGTACCAAGTTAAATCTCTTTCCTTTTGCTCTGTCATTACACTATGAGTTCCTCAACTTTCGGCTCTTTTTCTACATGTGTAAAATATTCTTTACCTTGTGCGTAAAGAAATACTCTTAAACCATCCCCATCGTTTGCGTCTTTCCAACAATCAAACTTATACTCGCAGAAGACGCAGTTCTTATCGATAACGCGATTACCTGACGAACCTTGTGGTTTATCATCATAACATCTTTCTGGGGCATCTTTATCTTTTACAAGTTTCTTTAAATGTTTAACCCTATCCTCTACATCTATCATGGTTAGTTCGTCAATCTCTGTAAGAACCATGTCAGCGTTGCTTTTATCATACGCCCAAAAATAGCCGTTATCTCCTCCTTCTGCTTGAACGTAACCACTTAACTGAGCTATGTACCCAAAAGGATCTTCGTGTATAAGGTTATTCTCTTTAAATTTTTTAAATCCAAAACTGGAAGCAGACTTAACATCTACTAAGACATCGTCTATCTTGCAATCTATATGTCCTTTTATTCCTCCGACCACGACTTCTTTCTGTCGGTCTGTTACTCTATGTCCAGCTTCTTGCGCCAACAATAAAAGAAAAGACTCTACAAGATTACCAAAGAAAAATCTTAGTTTGTCTTGTCCCGACAACTCTTCTCTTTTAAGATCGCTGTTAAATTCGTACCAAAGCTTACGATCTTTTCTTCCAATAGAAGACATACGTAATCTTGGACTACCATCTCGTTTTTCTCCAGATAAGAATATACCTATATCCTCACGTAAAGCGTTGAAAAATTCTTTTAAATGTTTCTCATCAACACCTTGTTTTTTACCTTCCATAAGAAGATTGTGTATGTCTGGTATTAATGTTTCAATGCTTTTTTTCATTATAATATATCTTTCGTTGAAAGAAAAGTTATGCTAGTAGCCCCGTCCCTCGCTCTAGCACCGATAGCTCCTATCCACTACCCCTACCTACTTTTACGAAATGAAGATTTAAAGTTCTTCGTCTTCGACATCAAACGGAATGTCATCTAGCTCTTCAGGTTCTAATACATCGCCACCTGCACCTGCATAGGCTTCCAGTTGCAATACCATTACAGAGTTAAGGTTAGCACTCTTACCTGATTTGCCTTTAAACGTCCAATCAAAAGGGTTGATGGACACTTTAATCTTAGAACCATTACCGATAAGCACAGTTCCATCCATAGGTGTTCCAAGATTATCTACTACCTTCGGTCTGTACTTACTAGCTTTTGCTGTAATATACATACCTTGGTCTTCTTTATTGCCTTCGCCCTTCTTAACTGAAAGACCTACTTTCTCCAGCGTCTTGATTGTTTCCTTGTCAAGATTGCATATATCAACTTGATACTTTCCCGACATTTCATTTACATCAAAAACTGAAGCCCACTTCGCTGTTCCACGTACTATCATAGATTTTCTCCTATTATCTATTTTTAAGGTTTAAGCAGTCTACACTGCTTGTTTTACGCTGTCAACATCTTTTTTCCAATGAAGAATATTGTCAACGTTTTCGATGATGTCACTCATCAAAACTTTACTGATTACATCTTTCCTACCGTTTCGTTGTATACACTTATAGATTGCATCGGTAGAATTTTTAACAAAAAAAGGTGCAACTGCTTTCTCGCAGAATTTTGCTAGACCTACTCTGGGTATTAAAACAAAATCATCTTCTCTCTCAAAAGCTATTTTGTCAGCTTCACCATATAGCCAACCATTTCTTCCTTGAACGTTATGAAACTCTATCCACACCAACTCATCGTTGTAAGAAGAATCAGATCGTGTTGACTTCTTACGAGCTTTTACATCTACTGTAAAACAATCTATACCTTTAGAGTGCTGTAAGTAAAAGTCTATGTGTTTAGC